GGGGTCCGCGAGCCCGGCCGACACCGCCGGGCTCGCGGCGTCTGCGGCGGCGGCGGCATCGGCCAGCGGCACGGCGGCAGGGGCGGCCAGGCCGTCGGCCGCCCCCGCCGCGTCGGCGAGCGCGACGAGCTGCCCGGCAGTCACGCTCTCCGCGTCCGCCGCCGCCCCGGCGTCGGCCGGGGAGACGGCGGCGGCTATCACCGGGACATCGGCGGCCCCGCCCGCCTCGGCCAGGGGTACCGTGGCCGCAGGAGCCACGAGGTCCGCGACACCCCCGGACTCGGCGAGCGGTGCTGCGACGGTTGCCGACTGCTGGTCAGCAGCCGCGGACACGTCGGCCACCGCCAGGGAGGCCGTCCCCGCCAGGCCCTCAGCCGCCGCTGCGGCATCAGCGAGAGGCGCGGAAGCGGAGACGGCCACCTGGTCCGCGGCCCCGGCCGCGTCGGCCAGGGCCACCGGGATCACCGAGACGACCGACAGCGCCTCGGCCGCCCCGGCCGCCTCGGGCAGCGGGACGGCGGCGGTGACGGCAGGAACGTCGGAGGCGCCGCCCGCGTCAGCCGCCGGGACCGCGGCGGCGGGCAGCACCGTGTCCGCGCCGGCTCCCGGGTCGGCCAGGGTGACTACCGTCGGCGGGATGTTGACGTAGGCCCACTGGCTGGTGGCCGCCGGGTCGGTGCCCGGGGAGAACTGGCCCTGGTACAGGCCGAGCTGCACCGCCGTCAGCGGGAACGTGTAGGCCCAGGACGTGAAGTTGGTCCAGGTCAGCCCGTCGGCCGAGTAGTCGTAGTAGACCGTGCCGCCGGACTCGCGCAGCCGCAGCCAGGCCATCGCCACCGGGTCCCAGGCGGCCTGCCGGTCCTGGGTGTAGGCGCCGCTGATCCCGTGCTGGGCGAACAGGGTGCTGTTGTTGACGATCAGGTTGACCAGGGTGCTGCCCGCGTACTGCGCCACCAGCCGGGCCTGGGTGTACTGCTGCTGCGCGCCCGCGCTGACCACCTGGGCCAGGACGTAGCTGCCGGCCAGGTTCCAGTAGGCCCGGGTCAGCACCTGCTCGACGTTGGACACCGAGGCGGTGTCGGTGACCGACAGCACGTAACCGGACACCGAGACCGACCCTGTGCCGAGCACCTGCCACTTCAGCGCGGTGTCCAGGCTGGTGCCGGGGAAGTTGTCGGTCAGCAGCTCGGCCGGGAGCGCGTTGCGGTCGGCCGCGCCGCCCCGCTCGGCCAGCGGCACCGCCGCGGAGACGGAGAACGCCTCGGCCGCGCCGGCCACGTCGGCCACGGCCAGGGTGACGGCCACCGCCAGGGCCTCCGCGGCCCCGGCCGCATCGGCCGGGGTGAGGGCCTCCGACGGCACCGCTGCCGCGTCGGCCCCGCCCGCGGCGTCGGCCAGCGGGACCGAGGCCGCCACGACGGTAGCCTCGGCAGCGCCCGCGGCGTCAGCGACCGCGAGGGTGACGGTGACCACGATCGCGTCGGCCGCGCCCGCCCGGTCGGCAAGCGGTACCGTGACGGCGACCGCCGGCGCGTCTGCTCCTGCCGCGGCGTCGGGCAGCGGAACGGCAGCGGTGACCGCGGTACTGTCCGCCGCCCCGGCCGCGTCGGCAGTTCCCAGGGTGACCGCTACCGACAGCGCCTCGGCAGCGCCCGCCGCATCGGCCAGCGGGACGGCGGCGGCTACCGGGACGCTGGTGACGTCATCCGTGCCCGCCCCGGCGTCGGCCAGGGTGACGGCAACCGGGGCCCCCGGGGCCGGGACGACCGGCAGACCTGGCCCCCGGTAGACGTTCCTGCTGCCGGCCACCGGCTAGCCCCTTCTCAGACGGCGGGCTCAGCCCACACGATCCACGGGATGACGTTAACCCCGGCCGGGGCCTGGCAGCGGACGCGAAGGAACCGGCCGGCGCCCACCCTGGGCCGGGCGCCCTCTGCCCACCACAGCCCGTATCCGGCCTGCGGGTGGACGTGCTGGGCGTCGAGCTGCCGCACCGAGGTCATCGTGCCCTCGGTCGGGGTCACCCCTCCGCCGTGCCCGGTCAGCGCCGCCCCGCCCGCAGCGAGGCTCGCGCCCTGCAAGCTGTTGCCCCACAGCTCCGGGGTCAGCGACGTGAGCCCGGACGCGGCCACGTCACCGTCGATGAGCTGGCAGATAACCGGGACCGCCGTGCCCGACGCGCCGTCGAACGACACCCCCCAGCCGAGGAGCTGGATGTCGTTGGTCACCGGGGCCACCTGCAACGCGGTCTTGAGGGTGGCGGCGACCAGGGCCACGACCGTGGGCGCGAACGGCGTTGCCGTGGCCCGGGGGATCGCCGCGTACTCGACGCCAGCCATCAGACCGGGATGCCGTCTACGAGCAGGTACGCGGAGTCAGCGTTGAGGCCGGCGGGCAGGGTGACGACCGCGCCGGCCGCGGTCGCGGTCGCGGTGCCGGTGACCGTGCAGCCCATCACCATCGCCTGGCTGACCTTGGAGTAGAAGTTGAGCGCGGCCATGTCGATGGTGTCGCCACTGGTCACGTTGTACAGGCCGAACAGCGCCCACTTGCGCGGCCCGGAGTCCTCGAACACCTTGCGGACCTGCCCGCTGCCTAGTGCGGCCATAACTGATCACCTTCCGTAGGTTGCGTAAGACCGGGGCCTGCCCGGGGTTAGCAGCGGGACGCGCTGCCGCTCCTGCTGCGGCAGCAGCCCGCCGAGCGGCACCGACGAGAACGTGGCCAGCGCGCCCGTCCACGCGTAGGCACCGGAGAACCCCGAGGCCGTGAATACCGGGCTCTGGCTGCCCGCCGCGCCGGGCAGCCGGTAGCCGGCGATGTTCGCGCCGACCGAGGTAAACGCTGTCCACCCGGACGGCAGGGTGTCGGTTCCGTTGGTGGCGGCGTCCAGGTCGCAGACGCCGACGATCAGGCCGGCCGCGTCGTTCATCGCGACCGGGCCGGTGGTGTAGGACGTGAGCCCGGTCGTGGTCGAGTTGCCCGACCATGCGCTGTCCGCCTGGGCGATGCCGGACCATTCGTGGACCCCGCACCGCCACCACTGGGACGACGCTACCGACATCGTGACCGTGACCGACGTAACCGACTTCGCGTTCACGCACCAGGCGATGGAGTCGGTGAAGCTGCGCCCGGAGATGTACCCGGCCGGCGAGGTGGCGGCGGGCGGGTTCTGCGCCACGGCGTTGGAGAACGACCAGACGTTGGACCCCCCCGAGGCGTTGTCGCTGATTCCGGTTATGTAGGCGGGGCCGGCGCTGGAGCCGCTGTACCAGTGGTGGGTGAAGGTCAGCGTGTTGCCGTTCACCGTCGCGGTCAGGGTGAAGCTGTGCGGGCTGGTGGTGTTGGCGCCCGCGATGCCTACCTGCTGCACCAGCGCGATGGCCATGGCTCAGGTGACGGTGCCCGAGCCGCTCGGGTAGCCGAAGCTGATCGTCTCGGTGGCCGTCCAGGTCTGCCCGGCCGCCTTGGTGCCCTGGGCGCTCACGCCCCGGTTCAGGCAGGTGGCCACCACCGGGCCGGTGTTGGAGGCGGTGCCCTCGTCGGAGACGAACTCCTGCCAGGCGAAGTTGCCGTTGCCCGAGGCGAACGCCGCGGTGAACGTCAGCGTGGCCGGGCTGGAGCCGGTGGCGATCGTGGGCGCGCCGGATACCAATTGGTAGTATTTGTTCGTCGATGCCTGCAAATCTGTCTGCGCGTAGGCCGCGGCGGTGGAGGAGTCGCCGACCCCGATCCGGCCGACGGTGGCGCCCCACTTGGTGGTGATCGAGGTGCCGGCGATCCCGCCGAGCAGCGCCACCCACCCGGCCTGCAGGATCATGTTGCAGTCCTCGTCCACCGTGACGCTGTAGGGCGCCACGCCGTACCGGCTGAAGATCCGCTCGGTCAGCTCCTTGCGCGGGCTGTAGCCGCCCGCGTCGAGCTTGGCCCGGGTCCAGTCGGTCTGCTCGGCGTCCCACCGGGCCACCCGGAAGCTGGTGCGGACCGCCCCGGCCTCCAGGTGCGGGGCCTGCGCCCCGACCAGCAGCCGCTCGGCCCCTGCGTTGAAGTCCCCGCTTGACATGAATGATCTTCCTCTCGCTAGTTCCCGCCCCATACCGGGGACAGGGCGTCATCGAAGTTGAAGGTGGAGGCCCCGGTGCCCCCGCTGCCGCCCTGCTGGACGGTGCCGTAGTAGACCCCGGCGTTGGTGGACAGGTAGCCGTAGCGGTCGAGCCGCAGTTGCGCGTCGGACACGCCGCCGGGGTTGGCCGGGTTCGGGCTGCCGCTGAATCCCAGGGCCACCAGCCCGGCCAGGCCCAGCTTGTTGATCTCGACCATGCGCAGCCGGATCGCGTCGTGGGTGTTGCGGAGCTGGATCGCCAGCGCGGCCAGGTTGCCATCGACTATCTGCGTCGTCAGCGGCATCGGGGAGCCCCTCTCACTCGGCGGACACGTCCATGAACGTGCCGCTGATCATGGTGAAGATGTTGGCGGTGTTGGAGCAGGCCCCGAACGCGGTCAGCGGGCCGTTACCCGAGGGCACGATGGTGCCGTGGTAGTACAGGTGGAACACCTGCGACACCGCCGTGGGCGCCCACTGCAGCGCGTTCGCGCCCCCCAGCGCCGCGACGCTGGTCCACGCGTTGACCGCGTTGGTGGTCTGGTTGGCGAACTGGTAGAAGATCCGCACGAAGCTCGTGGCCGGCCCGGTCCACCCGAAGTACTGCGGGGTGTTGGTGGTCGGGTTCTGGTTGCCCTGGAAGTGGCCCTCGACCCGGTAGGTCACCCCGGACAGCAGCGCCACCGAGTTCATGATCCCCTGCGGGGTGGACGTGGCCTGGTTGATCGTCACGTTGCCGGCGAGGTGCTGGCGGACCGCGCCGAGCGAGTAGGTGTTGCCGTCGGCGCCGATGTAGCGCATGATCCCGTTGGCGTCGGCCAGGGCGCTGATCCGGGCCTCGATCGTGAGCAGCTTGGCCCACATGTTCTCCGCGGACGGCGCGGTGGCCGCGACCCGGGACGCCGGGCGGATCACGGCTTCCTCCGCGGCACGGTGTGGCGGTGCACGGGCGGCTTGTGCCGGGCCGGCGGCTTCGGCTTCGGCTTCGGCGGCTGCGGGGCGAGCAGCCCGAGCAGCCCGGAGAAGCTGGACCGCACGCTCTGGTAGGGGGTGATCGTGAGCTGTTCGGTGCTCACGTCGTAGCTGACCGCGCCGACCGGGAACGTGACCGGCCACACCGGGCCGATCTCGCCGCCGAACCCGCCGCCGGCCAGCACCAGGGCCGCCACCTCCCCGGCCCGCTCGGCGGGCAGGTCCACCGGCACCCCGCCCGTGGTCAGGTACTGCCCCGGCCGGGCGGTGAACTGGGTGCTGAACGACGCGGCGGTGTACTTGGCCAGGGCGCTGGCGGCCTGCGCCTGGGCGGCGGCCAGGGTCATCTGCCCCGCGCTGCTGTAGTCGGTGTAGTCCTCGGTGCGCCCGTGCGCGGTGATGCTCGCGGACAGCGACGAGGAGGCCAGCCCGTAGGCGGCGATGGCGGCCCCGGCGGCCGAGGACTGGTAGCGGGCGTACAGGACGTTGATGTAGTCCACCAGGTCGGGGGCGGCGGGCACGCTGGTGACCAGCAGCCGGGTGACCGCCGTCGGCACGCTCATCACGCTGACCACCGCGCCGCCCGGCCAGCCGGGCTGGTCCACGGTCCAGGTCAGGCTGATCGTGGCGGTGTAGGCGTTGAGGAACTCGGTGACGCTCTGGCCGGCGGTGTCCGACACCTGGGACAGGTTGCCGCCGGTCACCGTGCCGACGTTCCACCGCAGCCCACGGCCGATCGCCTGGGTGAGGATGTCGGAGGCGGTGTAGGTACTCCAGATGGCGCGGTAGTCGTCGCCGTAGGTGCCGGAGCCGTGCGCGGTCAGCGACCACCCGTCGCCGGCCTGTGACGGGGACGGGCGGTCCAGCCGGCCCTCGTACACCAGGCCGCCGGCGAACACCTGGACGATCCGGCCAGGCGCCAGTGCGGGCTCGCGGTGCAGCCGGGGCACCTGCAGGGTGGCGGCGAACTGGTCGTCACCGCCGGGCATCGTGGAGCCCCAGGTGATGCCGGTCAGGTGCCCGACCGAGCCCAGCCAGCGGCGGTCGGACACCCCGTCGGGTGCCAGCGTCACCACGCCCGGGTCGCTCACTGCAGCCGGTCCAGGTTCCATCTGGGCTGGTAGGAGGCGATCACGCCGGGGGCGCCCTGGGCGCTGTAGACCAGCAGCGGGTTCTCCCCGGGCATCACGGCCAGCGGGCCGCCGGCCATCACCGGGCAGTCCCCGAGCACCGAGTCGGCGGTGTCCCAGTCGGCGGCCGAGCCGTACACCTGGCCGTAGTCCAGGCCGGTGTCGGGCTCGGTGACCCACAGGTTGGCCACCCCCGACCCGGATGCGCTGTAGATGACGGTCTGCCCGGATGCGTCCAGCAGCAGCAGGTCAAGGAACCGGTCGGAGGTGTTGGTGTCGCTGACGGTGAGCGAGAACACGTCGGTGTTGTTGCCGGGGCTGATGCGGGTCAGCGGCAGCGTGACCGTGCCGAGCAGCAGCAGCCCGTTCAGCACGCGCAGCGGGTCGGGGTCGGTGTTCGGCGTGGTGGTCCGGGTCATCGCCTGGGTGACGGTGGTGCCGTCGCCGCGGAGCTGGCGCAGCGTGACGGTGACCGTCCGGGGGTTGGCCGGGGTGTTCCACGACGAGACGGTGAGCAGTGCCTGGTAGGTCCCGTAGTAGCGGGCCTGCAGCGCCCCGGTCACCGGGGCGGTGTAGACGGTGGACCCGTTGGGCACGTCGGTGCCGTTGCCGGCGGCGATCAGCGGGGCGATCGAGTGGGGGCTGTCGCGGGCGGGCAGGTGCAGCACCGTGGTCTTCAGCGGGGACCCGGCGGTGGCCGACCAGTTCAGCCGTATCCAGCCGCCCCGGCCGGCCCCGCCGCCGTACTGCGTGCCGCCCACGTTCAGGCCGCCCCCGCCGCCGCCGCCGCCGTAGGTCCCGCCCGGCGGGGCGCCGCCGCCGCGCTTGCCGGCGTTGGTGTCGTCGGCGTGGCCGCCGGGGCCGCCGGGGCCGCCGCCATCCACCCCGGCGCCGCCCGTACGGCCCGAGCCATCAGACCCGTTGACCACCTGGCCGCCGCCGCCGCCGCCGCCGCCGCCGTCCCGGGTCGGCGTGGTGTACCCGTCACCGCCGTCGAGGTGCAGCGGGGCGGTGCTCCCGGTCCCGCCGAGACCGCCCTGGTTGCTGGCCGGGCCGGCGGCCTTCCCGCCGTGCGCCCGCACCGTGCGGCCCGCGTCCCCGGTGAAGAACGAGTCCCCGCCGTCGGTCGGGTTGACCCCCCCGGTCGTCCCCCCTGACCCAGGGGCGCCGACCGTGGGATGGTAGACCGTGGCCGGGGTGACCGCCACGTTGTAATCCATCACGTGCTCGCCGCCGCCCCCGCCGCCGCCGCCGAGCCCCCCGGCCTGCCGCCCGCCGGCCCCGGCCGCCAGGGCCTCCACCTGCTGCACGTTCGTCACCCCGGCCGGGGCGGTCCAGTTGTTCGACCCGCCCGTGGTGAACAGCGCGGTCTGCGGGGCCGCCGACGGGCCCGGCTGCACCTGGACGGTCAGCGGCGCCGGGGCGGTGCCGGTCACCCCCGGCAGGGAGTACAGCGTCCCCCGGGTGCCGTAGGCCCCGGTAGAGGTGGAGTCGGCCCGCAGCGTGTCCAGGTAGCAGTCGGCCTGCAGCACCGGCTGCACGGGCGCCGTCCCGCCCGTCGCCCCGGGGACCGCCTCGATCCTGTTCCACATCTGGAGCTGGTAGGAGCTGACCGTCGTGTAGTCGAAGAACGGGACCTGCGGGATCAGGCCGCTGATCTTCTGCCAGCGGGGCACGCCCGGCAGGGCCGAGGCGTGGCCGGTGAACGTGATCGTGCAGGTGACGGTGTTCCCGGTGGCGTCGGTCAGGGTGACCGAGCAGGTGACCCGGCCGGTGTGCCACTGGCTGTAGCTGGCGGTGCCCAGCCCGGCCCACAGGCTCATCTTGCGCCGGCCGGTGATGTCCAGCGCGGCAGCCAGCGTCGTGGTGTACAGCGGGGCGGCGTGCGACTGGCGCACCCACCGGGCCGACCCGGTGCCCGCCGCCACCTGGGTGGTGGACCGGGTCCAGGACGACGCCCCGGTAGACGACGACACGGTGGCGTAGCCGTCGATCACGACGGGGGACGGCGGCGGCTGCCACCCGGAGGCGGGAGAATTGAACGTGACCGACTCGGCGGTGTCCGACCTGCCGTAGGGCAGGGCCTCGAAGCTGACCTGCATCTGCGAGACCAGGCCGAGGTCGTGCGGCTCGGAGTAGGAGCGGACTACCGGCTTGGCGTGGAAGCAGTCGAACACCAGCGGCAGGCCAGACCCGTCACGGGTCCACACCATCTGCCACCGGTCGGCGTTGACGGCCTGGGCCAGCACCTCCCGGGCGCCGGCCAGGGTGGCCCGGTCGGCGGTCAGGTTCCCGGTGGACGGCACGACGATGACCACCGGCAGGGACGGCTGCCGGTTGTCGATGTGCTGGCCGACCGGCAGGCCCCCGCCCAGCAGCAGGCTGGCCACGGTGCCGCCGGACGGCTGCGGCGCGGACAGGTCCCAGCCCGGCGCCAGCCGGAACATCGCCCCGGCGCACAGCGGGTGCGTGGAGGCCACCCCGCCGCCCAGCAGCTCGATGATGCTCCCGATCACCAGCGAGTCGGCCACCGCTCACCTCGCCCCGTAGTGGGCGCGGCGCACCGCGGCGGCGCCCATCCCGTTGAGCGAGTCCCCGAGCGCGCCGCCCGTGGCCTCGGGCAGCCACTCCAGCAGCGCGGCCAGGTCGGCGTGCATCTCGCGGATGGCATCGGCCGTGCTGCCCTGGGCCAGGGCCAGGATCTGCCCGGGGGTCAGCACGCCCTCCATCTGGCCGGTGCGGTTGAGGGCCACGGTGGCTCCGGGCGGCAGCCAGCCGCCCGAGTCGTAGCCCTGGTAGTTACCGCTCATCAGGCCGGGGATCAGGAACGGGCTGCCCCAGCGGGCCCTGATGTAGCGGATGGCGGCCACGCCCTCGGCGCGGGGGTCCCAGATCCCGCCGGGCACGGTGGCGAACTCGTTGAACGTGCCGGGCTTCATCTGCCACATCCCGCTGGCCCCGCTCGGGTTGAACGCCAGCGGGTTGCCGCCGGACTCCTTGCCGACCAGCACCTCCAGCGGGACCAGCCAGGACGCCGGGGCCAGCGTGGCGGCCATCGCCGCCCTGATCCAGTTGATGACGTTGCCGCCCACGCCCGCGGGCCTGGCGCCGAACCCGCCGGGCGGGATGCCGAACCCGGAGATCACCCCGCTGCTGCCCACGATCCGGTCCAGCCGGGTGCCGAACCCGGTGGCGTAGGCGTCCACCATCGTGGCCGGGCTGGCCACGATGCCGACGTGGCCGGGGCTGGCGGCGGTCCCGTCGGCGCCGGCGAAGAACGCCAGCCCGCCGGGCACCGGGCCGGGCATCCGCTTGACCCAGGTGAACTGCTCCTGGCTGGTGCGCGGCGCGTGGATGCCGAAGTGGTTGTAGATCCACTGGACGAACCCCGAGCAGTCCCACCCGGCCGGGCTGGTGCCGCCCCAGACATAGGGCACCTTGCCGATGAAGCTCTCCGCGAACCGGACGATCGCGTTGGAGCTGGCACCGCCCACCCCGCTGGTGAAGAACCTGACCACGTCACCGACGAGCGCCTTCGGGATCGCGGTGAGGATTCTGGCCATGACCCCGGCGGCCCCGCCGAGCCCGTGCCCGATCAGGTCGAAGATGGCCCGGGTGGCGCCCCCGGTGTCACCGTGCAGGAGATCGAGCACGATCTTGCCTACGTCGAACAGCTTGCCGAAGAACCCGCCCAGCCCCCCGGTGCCGGCCGGGTTGCTGGTAGCGCCCTTGTTGCCGGTCGGCCCGCCTACGGTGGGGATGCCGTGGACCAGGGTCGAGCCGCCGGTCTGGAAGCCGGGCACGCCGACGGCGCGGAACGCGGCCAGCATCACCGGGTGCGTGCTGTGGTCCTTGGACACCACGGTCTCGCCGGGTTCCAGCAGCGCGGGCAGGATGTCACCGCCGCCCCACCCGGGTATCCGGCCGCCGGCGGCGCGGCCGAGCGGGTAGACCTTGGGGATCGGCTTGCCGAGGCTCAGCGCGTTGGTGATGTTGTCGAACACGCCGATCAGGCCGTCGAGCACGGTGTTGATCACGAACTTCACCGGGGATTCAACGACCCCCTTGACCGCGCCCCAGAACTGGCCGATCTTGTCGGAGGCGGTCTTGAACCAGCCGGGCACGGTCGAGGTGAAGAAGTTGTAAATCTTCTGCCCGAAGTCGGTCCACAGGTAGTGCCACACGTCCTGGAAGACGGCCTTCCACGGCTGGATCAGCCAGGTGTTGGTCAGGTTGAGGAAGTCCTGCCACCAGCCCGGGATGATCTTGGTGAAGAACCGCTCGATCGGCGCGATCACCTCGCTGTAGATCCAGTGCCAGGCATCGACCGCCCAGTTCACGATGTCGGTCCACACCTGCTTCCAGTGGTCGCGGACGAACTCGACCACCTTGCGGATCAGGAACAGCGCGGGGATCAGGTACTGGCCCCAGCCGTGGGTCAGGAACTCCCAGGCATCCTTCGCCCAGTTCTTGATGTCGGTCCAGACCTGCTTCCAGTGCTTGACCAGCTCGAAAATCCCGACGCCGAGCAGGACGAGCGCGGCGATGATCCAGAACACCGGGTTGGTAACCAGGCCGATGAGCGCGGGACCGAGCTTGAAGGCGGCCTGGAGCAGGCCCCAGGCCGTCTTGACGGTCCCTATGGCCTTGCCGGCCAGCGCCAGCGCCAGGGCGATGTCCACGATCACGCCGATCTCGCCCGGCGTGAACTGCGACAGCAGCCAGTTCACCGCGTCGGCCACCGCCTTGATCACCGAGGCGGCGGCCCCGGTGAACAGGCCCATGAAGGAGACCAGCACCGGCAGCACCGCCGGCAGCACCTGGGCCAGGACGCCCAGGGCGTCGGTGGCCAGCGTGGTCAGCGGGGGCAGTATGGCGGTGACGGCTGACACGAGCTGGGCGGTGATGATCGTTGAGAGCTGGACGATGGCCTTCAGGATCGGCGGCAGGACGGGGGTCAGCCCGCGCACCAGGGCGATGATCAGCTTGGACAGCGGGCCGGCTAGCTGCTCCAGGGCATTCGCAAGCGTGGCAAATACCCCGTTGTTCTCCATCACGGTGAAAACGTTGGAAATCGCATCAGCAAACTTGGCGAGGGACGGCGAGACCGCGACGAGGATCTTGGAAATGGCGCCGAACGCGGACACCAGGTCGGCCAGGATGGCCCCGGCAAGATCAGCGAACAGCTTGCCGATGATCTCCAGGAACGGGGTCAGGGCCTGCAGCGCCTTGCCCAGGGAGACGATGATCGGGGCCAGGGTCCGGGCGAAGATCGCGGCCAGCTTGCCGATCACCGGCAGCAGCCCGCCGACCACGTCGAGTACGGCCTTGAGCACCCGCATCGACGGCCCGACGGCCGGGGCCATGGCGGCGAACATCTTGCCGATGTTGCTGCCCAGGGTGCCCAGGATTCCGGCGAATTGCCGCATGAACGGGGCAGTTGCCCGGATTATGGTGGTCAGGCCGGGCAGGATGCCGCGGACCAGCAGGCCGAGCCCGTCCAGCAGCGGGCGCAGGGACGGGGCGGTGGCCCGCAGCGCGGCCGACAGGCCGGGCAGCACCATGTGCGCGATGTCGGTGATCCCGCGCAGCAGCGGCTGGATCAGGGTGGCCGCCCCGGCGAACAGCCCCTTGAGATCGGGCAGCAGCCCCTTGAGGATCTTGGGAATCTGGCCGAACGCCTGCTCCAGCGGCTTCAGCATCGGCCCGGCGGCCTGCTTCATGGTGTCCTCGAACACCTTGGACACCTGCTGCGCCTGGGCGTACAGCGGGCCCTCGGTGGGGGCCTGGCCCTTGACGTTCTTGGACCCGATCAGGGTCTTCGCGCCGAGGCCGATCACCCCGGCGCCGAGCAGGCCCACCCCGGCGGTCGCGCCGACCCCGGCCAGCGCGGGCAGCGCCGCCAGCCCGAGCCCGGCACCCCCGGCGTACAGCGCGGGCATCATGCCTATAGGCCCGATCCCGGGCCCGGCGCCGCCGGCAATCCCGGACAGCAGGCCGCCGCCGGCCTGGCCGCCGGCCCCGGCCGCGGCACGGGTGGCACGGTCGGTGAGCAGCCTGGCCACCAGGTCGCTGTCCCGGCCGCCGCCGCCCCCGGTGAGGCCCATCGCCCCGGGCTGGTTGATCAGGTCGCGCAGCGTGCGGCCGAGCGCGGACTGCTGTGCCGCCTGGCCGCCGGCCGGCATCCCGGCCACCCGGGTGGACGACAGGCCCATCAGCGTGCCGAGCACCGACCCGCCGCCTCCGCGCTGGCGGGCCACCACGTCACGGGTGAGCTGCTGGTCCAGGGTGGCGAACTGGCGCCGCAGCCGGGCCGCGGTGTCCGCGCCGCCGGTATCGACCGTTATCTTGATCTTGTGCTCGGCCCGCTCCATCCGGCGGATGCGGGCCTGGAAGTTGCGCAGCTTCCTGTCCGCGTCGGAGTCATCGATGTCCAGCCGGGCGATGATGCTTCCAGCGTCGAAGGCCACTACCGGTCACCTCCCCGCCTGCGCTCCAGCTCGTCCCGCATCGCCGTGATGTCGATCACGTCGGTCCCCGCCTCGGCCCGCCGGACGGTCGGCCCGCCCTCGGCCGGCGACGGGAACCCGCCGTCCGCGGCCTCCTCGTCGCGGGTGATCGTCCCGTCGGCCTCCAGGCCCTCCAGGTAGGCCCGCTGCACGGTCCACGGCAAGTCGTCCCACTGGGCCGGGCTTAGCTGCAGGTGCCGGCGCGCGAGGTAGATGATTACCCGGCGGCCGGTGACGGCAGGGCTCTCAGCCCCGGCGTCCCAGCGCCGGGCCCGGCTTCCGGGCTGACCACCTGGCCCTGCAGCCAGCCGTAGTAGGCCACCCGCACCCGCAGCGGCAGCTTCAGCAGCGTCTCCTGGTCCGGCTTGCCCTGGCAGAGCCGGGCGAAGATCCCGGCGATGTCGGCCATGAAGGTCACGAACTTGTCCCCGGTCACCTGGGTGACCGCGGTGAGCATCTCGTCGGGCGTGGCGTTCTCGGGCAGCGCGGCCAGGCCCTCCTCGCGCGCCCTGGCGTAGATGGCCTTGATCTCATCGAGGAAGTCCCCGATGAGCCGGTCGCTCGGCTCGGGCGTGACGCCCGTGGCCTTGGTCCCCCTGACCCCGGCCGCGGTGAAGTCGTAGCCGAGGTCGTCGGCAATCGAGCCTGCGGTGAACGTGGGCATGGGCAGCTCCTACGCGGGTCAGGACGTGGCGATGGCCGTCAGGTCGGTCCACGTGATCTGGTTGAACGGGCAGGTGGCGTTGAGGGTCAGCGGGTACAGCCGCTGCTGGGCCGCGCGGCGGTAGGCGGTCTGCACCTGGCCGGCGCTCATCACCGCGGGGATCGACAGCACCCGGGCGTAGCCGAGCTGGTTCTTGCCGATCACCGCGCAGGCCATCGACTGGAAGTTGGTGGATAGCGTCAGCACCGACTTGCCGGGCTGGCCCGCGCCGGGCGGGGTGACCGCGACCGAGCCGCCGTTGCCCCAGGCGAGGTTGACGTTGGTCAGCGTCTCCTCCGACAGCGAGCAGGTGACCTGCAGCGTGGCGGTGTTCACGATCACCGCCACCGGGGTCGGCTGCTCCTCGATGTTGATGTCCTGGGTGCTGGGGTTGAAGGTGACGGTGACGCCGGCCTCGGTCGCGCCGACGTACGCCCAGCCGAGCCCGGTCCACGAGGACGCCACGCCCAGGTTCTGGTCCGACGGGACCGCGGTGCCCGGCGTGGCGGTGAACAGGATGCCCACCCCGTACAGCACGTTGGAGGTGGTGTAGTTCGGCGGGGTGTAGACAAGCGGCGGTCCGGCCATGTCAGCTCTCCTGGGTGATCTTCACGCCCGCCTCGTCAGCCGCCGTCAGGATCGCGGCGGCCCGGCCGGCGGGCACGCTGGTGAACTCGCTGGTGACGGTGACCCCGCCATGGGTCAGCTCCGAGTGCGGCGGCTCGACCTTCAGCCGGATCGCCTCGGCATCCAGGGCCGCGTCCCGCTTGGCGAGCAGGCGGCCCAGCTCGGACTCCTCGGCTGCGGTCAGCCCGTCCGGGGCAGGCTCGGCTGCGGGAGCGGCAGCAGCCGGCGCAGCCGCGGCAGGCGGGCTGGCCTGCTGGGCGGGCGCGGGCTGCGCGGGCTGCGCGGGCTCGGTCATGTCAGACCGCCTCTCACGGCTGGACGGGGATCAGGGACAGGGCGCGGATCGCCAGGGTGGTGGTCGTGGTGAAGTCGATCACCACGCAGCCCTGCGCCGCGGCGGTCAGCGCGGTGGAGTTGATCATGCCGGTGTAGGCGACCGCGGTCGGGGCCTGCTGGTTGAAGGTGGCCGGGGACCACGGCCCCAGCCAGCCGCTGGAGTTGGCGGCGATCGTGACCTGCTCGGAGGTGGCCGGGGCCACCAGCCCGGTCGCGCCGATCACGTCGCCGACCAGCACCTGCGTGACGCCCGCGAGGGTGGCGCCGCAGGCGTAGGCCAGGATGACGTTGCCGCCCGGGTTGGGGATCATGACCCCGCCCTGGCCGGCCCAGGCGGTGATCGCGGACGGCGAGCCGAGGTCGTAGCCGGGGGTGGTGGACGGTATCCACGTCCCGCCCGCCAGGGCGGCGAGGTTCATCGGGATCGGCTGCAGCGTCACCCGCGGTCCGACTGGCATGTCAGGCTCCCGTCACGATCGTGTAGTTCGCGGTGAACTCGGTCCGCTGGTCGGACGGGTCCCAGGGCAGCGGGGTGGGACCGGACCCGACCCGGCTGCAGGCCAGCAGCCAGGTGCCGTCCACCTGCACCGGGAAGCTGGCCCGGACCAGCAGCAGGTCAAGCTGGCCCGCCGCGGTCTCGGCGTCCAGCGGGTCCTCCGGGGCGCCGCGCAGCCGGACCTGGTAGTTGCTCGCGTCGGTGGCGGTCTCCTCGGTGGTGAACCCCGGGCCGCCGCCGTTGGTGATCACCACCATCCGGTCGGGGCTCGTCGGGACGTAGGGGCCGGGCACCAGCGGGTAGCCCAGCTCCTGGCGGGTGTCCCAGCCGAGCCCGGAGATCCAGTCGATGACGACCTGGGTGGGGGCGCTCATACCTGCCCCCGCCTCGGCGGCGGCAGGCCCATCCGGCCGCGGATCGTGTTGTGCCAGTAGATCCAGCCCTTGAGCCGGGCCGGCAGGGACGGCCAGCGCAGCCGGCTCTTGGCCTTCAGCTCGGCGGCGGTGAGCCGGTGCCGCTTGGGCGGCCGGTCGTAGGTCAGCGACTCGCCGCGGCGCACCTCCGGGTGCCCGGAGTGGATCAGGTCGCCCCACTCCCACGGGGCGGCCAGCTCGGCCTCGTCGGACAGGTGCTCCATCGAGCGGGCCATCGCGCGCTGCCCGCCGTCGTCCAGCCAGCCCCGGGCCACCTCGGTCAGGTAGGCGGGGGCGTGCTCGAACAGCGGGCGCTCCAGGTACTTGGGGCCACCGCCGCGGGGGTGGTGCAGGTCGAGGCGCTCGTGCTGGAAGTGGGCGTAGACCTGATCGACGGTGACCGAGCCGCGCAGCAGGCCCTGGCCGCACCGGGTGCGGTGGCGCAGCAGCTCGATCCGCTCGATGCAGTCGCCGCTCATCCGGTGTACTCCAGCCACTCGCCGGCCAGCATCCGCCGGCTCGACCACATGTCGGCCGGGGTGGAGGCGTACAGGGTGCCGGTGCCCGGGTCCACCGCGGTGTTGGAATCGTCGCCCGTGAAGATGTTGGGAATCCGGTTGATCACGTGCCCGGCATCGCTGCCCGGGGCTCCCGGCGGTCCCACGCCCGGCTGGATCTCGCCCTTGCGGATCGACTCCAGCACGCCCATCGCCGCGGCGTATCGCAGCGCCACCGGGTGCGTGGCCGGCATGTCCTTCTGCTTGAGGTAGTACGTGGTCGCCCACCAGGAGGCCAGGTCGAGGGTGAGCGTCTTGGCCATGACCGGCGGGACTGCCAGCGCGCTGCTGCCGTCGTAGACCATCCCGGCGTAGGTGGAGAACCGGGCCGAGGCCGCCTCCAGCGCCAGGGTGAGCTGGGTATCGGTGAGCTGCGCCGCCGTCCCGGTGCCCGCGTCGGTGCTGTCAAGCACCAGGCGCAGGTCGCTGGTCGTGGCGTACAGGACCGGGGCCGGGGCGCTCACACGGCACCGCCGTCGGGCAGGGTCTCGGGCGAGCCGATCTGCTGGGCGTTCAGCGCGGCCAGGTTGGCGGTGCCGTAGGCGGTCTCCAGCGCCGACCCGGCCGGGATGTCCACGACCTGCCCGGCGGTGACCGGGAACTGCACCCCGTCCCAGGTGACGGTGATGTTGGCGGTGACCATCCGCGGGCTGAGCGCCATCACCCCTCCTAGTTGCTGATCGCCGCGTGGCCGACGGTGTCCTGGCCGTCCACCCACGCGCGCAGGTTGCCGGCGCCGATCGCCTGGTACAGGAGCTGCGGCGGCGTGGTCCCGGCCGAGCTGTCGGCCCACACCACCTGGCCGGGGGTGAACGTGACCCCCCACAGCTCCGACCAGGTGCTGCCCGCGGTGGACGCCGAGCCGTACGTGCCGGCGGTCGGGGCCCCGGCGGCGACGGTGACCCGGGTGGTGACCACGAAGCGGGACAGCGCCATCAGAACCCCCAGCCCGGGTTGGGGATCACCGCGTCCCCGACGCCGATCCCGCCGTAGGACGGGTTGACGGCGAGCTGCCCGAAGGCCGCCGCGGAGGCGTGCGCCTTGGCCGCGGCGGTCACGGGCACCGAGGTCGCGGTTGAGGCTCCGTTGACGGTGAGCACCTCGGTGAGCGTGCCGGTGTCGTAGAGCAGGATCATGCCGCTGGTGAACGACGTGCCACCCGACGCCACCGTGATCGCCGTGCCGCCCGCGGCGAGGATGGCCGAGCTGACGGAGGTGGGGGCGACCGCGGTCAGCGTGTAGTACCACTCGCACGCCTTGCAGCGGAACGTGACCGAGCCGTCGATCGCGGCGAACTGCCTCACGATCCTGCACCGGGGGCAGCTCAGGAAAATGGCAGCGGGCGCGGCGACGGCCACGGGTCACCTCCCCGCAGCGGCCCGGCGGGCAGCCCGGGGCATGATGTCCTGGGCGTCCTCGGGCGGCCGGGCCTCGTCGTCGGGCTGGGGCTCGGCGGCCTCGGGGATCAGCACCTGGACCGCGCTGCTGCCCGCCGGGTCCGGCCGGGCGCCCTGCGGCGGCCCGGGGTTGCCGACCCGCTTGCCGGTCCGCGGGTTGATCGCCACGCCGGACAGGTTCCGGGGCAGCAGCCGCGGCAGCGGGTCGCTGGCGGCCCTGGCAGGCCGGATCACCTCGGGGTCGCGGCGGGGCTTGAGGAACAGCGCCGCGGTCTCGTCGTCCAGGTCGATGGTCTCCCCGGCCAGCACCAGGTCGGTCTCCCGGCCCGGGTCGCCCTTGCGCGGCACCGACAGGTTGGCGATGGCCTGGTAGGCGCTCATACGCCGCTCAGCAGGCAGATCGACAGCGGCTGGTCCAGGCCGATGGCGCTGGCCCGCTGGGTGTCTGACCGCCAGGTCTTGCGCGGTTCGTCGCGGTACATCGGCCCGGCCACGAACGGCAGCTCGTCGGCGTAGAACCCGCACCGGTTGCGCTGCATGACGATCGCGTTGCCCGCGGGGATCTGGCGGGAGACCATCACGTCGAGGGTGAGGATCTTCTGCGGCAGGGTGCCGGTGTACAGCAGGTTCTCGCTGGCGATGTCACCGACGTACGGCGCGGCGAACGTGTTGCTCTGCAGCAGCGTGTTCTTCGTGCCGTGGTTGATGATCAGGGTGTCGGCCTCGAAGCCGAGCCACTGGGTCACGCCGGACGGGGAGACGATGTTGGCGTTCTCCACCAGGTAGCAGGCCTGGGCGAGGTCGGCGCGGATCGTGGCCGCGGCGCTGGCCCAGGTGTTGGCCACCGCCAGCGTCTGGATCGAGGCGTTGGCCACGACCGCGCTGTAGAAGGCGGTGTTCCACGAGTAGACCATCGTGTTCTTGACCTGCAGGAGCTGCCTGGTCACCGGGTCGAGGGTCTGCCGGCGCCGCATCTCGTCGGACACGGTGATCGCCATCGCGCGCTCGTGGCTGAAGACCACGCGCGGGATGCCGATGCTGGTGGGCACGACCGGGACCTCACCGAACTCGGCCCTGATCTCCGGGAAGTCGTCGGCGTACAGCGGCGTGGACTCGCTGTAGCGCACCGCGCCGCTCGGCGCGGCCCCGCCCTCGCGCAGCACCGAGTCCATCACGAACTCGTTCTGCGTGATGTCGAGAATCAGCGCCGGGATGACCAGCGGGTCCTTGAGCAGCTCTGAGACGGTTACCCGCGGGGAATCGCTGTAGCCGCGTGCTGGCGTGGGCATCTGTCAACTCCCCTCAGAAGATCCGGGCTCGGCCCAGGAAGAAGCTCGTGGCTCCCAGCCCGCCGATCTGCTGGGTGAGCTGGGCGGCGGCCACGCCGCCCGGGTGGGTGCAGCGGCCGACCACCTGGTCGAAGGTGCCGGCGCCGACGGTGAGCACCGTGCCGTTGGCCCCGGTGACCAGCAGCACGCCGGGCACGCACGCCCCGGCGTACCAGACCCAGATGTCCACCCCGCCGTAGTAGACGCTGGTGAAGTCGTCCAGCACGCTGATGTCGATCTGCGGCTGGCCGTAGGTGTTGGCCGCCCCGGTCTGGGCGGCCAGCACGTTGGCGTCCTTGCCGGCCACGCCGAGCACGTTCTTGGAGCCGGCCACGCACGGCTTGACCGTCAGGTCGGTGGTGCCGGCCGTCTGGGTGGTGTTCTCAACGAGCTGGCCGCCGAAGATCAGCGCGCTGACCTGGTAGTTGGCCGGCCCCTGCTTGTAGTGCGGGAGAACCGCGGTCATGACGCTGACCTCCTAGTTGCTGTTGCTCACGCCGGCCTGCTCGCCGGTCTGGTCGCGGTAGGCGGTGACCCGAGCCGTGCCGCCGGCCCCGGTGAACGCGGCCAGCTCGCTGGCGGACAGCTCGACCACCTGGCCGGCCACCAGGGTCCTGGGCGGGCTGGCGTAGCCGGACCCGGCGATCGTCACCGTCTTGGTGATCACCTGGCGGGCCACGTCAGGCCATCCCGAACATCTGCCTGCGGGCGCGGGAGATCACGTCGTCGCGGGCCTCCTGGGCGGCGCTGGCGCCCTCGGGCTCGTCGGCCCCGGTGCCCAGCTCGACGCCGAGCCCGAGCTGCTGGCCCAGCTTCTGGTACTCCGCGAGGATCTTGCGGACGATCTGCCCGGCGTCCGCGCTCTTGCCGCCGGCCAGGTCCACCACGTGCCCGGCACCCTCCAGCAGCGGCTGGGCCAGGTCAGCGATGTAGGGCGGGGTCCCCCCGGCGACCAGCCGGGCCTTCTCGCCGGTCCACCGCTCGCGGTCGAGCTGGGCCTGGATGACGCCGAGCTGCTGCAGCGCGGTGTCTCCGGTCGCCTGGGCCAGCTCCAGCGCCATCTGCGCCTCGCCGCTCAGCCCGGCGCCGGCCGTGACGGGCTCGGGCTCGGTCTCGCTCTCCTCGCCTTCCAGCTCGGTCGCCCAGGCCTCCAGCTCCTCGTCGGTCATGCCGTCGATCTGGGCGGCGATGGCGTCCAGCTCCGGGTCGCTGCCCTCGTCACCGTCGCCGTTCAGCGAGCCGACGGCGCCGGGGTCGAGAGTCGCCACCACGGCGGCCAGCTTCTCCGGGTCCAGGTCCAGCAGCTTCGCCAGCTTGGCGTTCTGCTCGTCGGTGAGGTCCGGCATGCCGGTCTCCTTCCAGCTCTCGTTCGACAGGTCATAGGTGAACTCGGCCTCGCCGGCCGCGGCGACGGCCTCCCAGCCGCCCATCCCGGTGATGCGGGGGTCCAGCGTGCCGAGCACGTGCTGGATGGCACGGGGGAAGAACTTGCCGTCGGCGCGGTCGTAGTCCTCCACGATCCGGGCGGACACCCCGAGCCCGGGGTTGCCGCGGATCACGTCGTCGCCGGCCGAGGTCGGGTCAAGGGTGATCCACAGCCCGTCGGCCTCCAGGGTCATGTCGGTGATCTGGCCGCGGGTGCGCTCGGGGTCGTTGGTGTGGGCGTTGGCGGCGTCCGCGAGCTGGAACGGCACCTGGTCATAGGCCCGGCTGCGGAACGCCTCGACCAGGCCGGCCAGGTAGGGCCGGTCGAACTTGAGGACCCGGCCCTTGTAGTTGATCTCCCCCAGCGGCAGCAGGCGCTTGCGCCACTTCCCGCTGGCCAGCTCGGCCGTACGGGAATACCACGGGGTGGTGATCGCTATGGTCACTTGCGCACCTTGTTCTGCGCCCGGCTGGCGAAAGCCTGCGCGCGGGCGTGCGGGAAACCGCGGCTGCGCAGCTTCTTGTAGATCGCCTGCCCGGCCGGGGACAGCCCGCCGCCTCCGGTCTCCCGGCCGCCGTCGGACGCGCCGACCGCCGGGGTGGCCAGTGCCCGGATGGCCGGGATGCCGTAGGCCTTCATCAGCGGTGTCTGCTCCGGGGGCGGCTGCAGCGGCTCGCCGCGCTCGGGGGCGGCCCGGTGGTAGGGGCTGGGACTGGCGGCGTTGTACCGGCCGATCGCCTCCAGCAGGGCCCCGCGCTGGCGGGCGTGCGGCTGGCCGTCCCTGCCGTCGGAGGAGGCCACCCACCGGCCGTCACCGTCGCGGCGCAGCCTGGTGATCTCGTAGCCGCCGCGGCGGTGGCGGACCACCGCTGACCCGTCGTCGCCGCGCGAGATCACCAGGTCGTACGGGCCGGACACGGGGAACCGGGGCAGCGTCATCGTCATCTCCAGCGCGGGACTCAGGTTCGAGTGCTTGCTGCCGCCGGGAGCGGCCCAGGACTCCCTGAGCGCGGCGGTCTTGCCGAACCGGGAGGCGGTGCGCCGCAGCAGCGCGGCCACCTGGGCGCGGCGCCTGGGGTTCTTCACCCGGCCGATCGCCTGGCGGGCCTTCTCCCAGTGGCTGGCGTCGGTAACCGGGAAGCCGGGCGCGGCGCCCTTGGACGGCGGCGGGATGGCCAGGCCGCGCCTGAGCGCGGACTTGCGCCCGCCCGCGGTCTCCGACGGATGGACGCTGGCGAACGCCACCGTCATGCGCGCAGCTCGGGTCGGAGACGGCGCAGCCCGGAACGGAGGCGGCCGGGGAGGCTCACGCAGCGGGCCTTCACTGGCCACCTGGCGGCCGACGTTGCGGTTGGCGATACCGCGGTGCATCTTCGCCATCTGCTGGTGATGTGCCTTGACCCCGGAATCTCGGGCGTCCCGGGCAGCCGCCGAGTGCATCCGTGCAGCGGCCAGGTGCTCATAGTCAGACGCCTTCTTGCCGCGCAGGAACGCGCTGGCCTTGTCGGCGCGCTCGCCCATCGGTCCCTCGCTGAACCGCCTGACGAAGCGGCCGATGGCGGACTCTGACATCCGGCGGGTATGCAAGGCGGTGGCCTTGCTCGGCCCGTGATACACCCAGCCGTGGGTGTAGCCCTTGGGGCCGATCAGCTCAACGGCAGATGTCGCCACCCGCTCGCCTTCCGGTCGCCAGAATGGACCGGTGCAAGCGGGAGCACCCGTTGGCTGGTGATCCTACGCGGAAATACCGGGAGGCCGCCAGCCCCGCGCTGGCGGCCTCCTCGGTGAGCTACGCGCTGACCGCGCGTGCTGATCTTGCTACGGCAGGGCGCTCCACTCCTGGTCAGTGGCCACGCCGGGAGAGTGGCTCTTGCAGGTCTGCCCGGACACGATCCCCGGGAACCCGCCGTTGGTGCCGGTCAGGCACCAGTGGTGCGCCAGGTTGACCTTCTGCACCGCGGACAGCGCGAAGGTGTAGGCCGGGGCGAGCACCGGGTTGACGCCCACCGGGTGACGGGTGGCGATCCAGGCCTGGTCGGTCCCGCCGTCGCACGGGCGGAGCACCACGGCGTGCGTGAGGCTGTTGGTGGCCTGCAGGCACAGGTTCAGGTCGAACCCGCCCGGGGTCCACCGCTCGAAGAACACCGGGCTGCCGTGGTAGTGGAAGTCGTCGTAGGCCGTGAAGCCGAATGACCCCGGGCCGCTCACCGGGACGATGTCCGCCAGGTCGGCGGTGAAGTCCTGGGTGCCGTCGTCGCGGCCGTTGTTCGGGTCGATCTGCAGCGTGAGCCCGATCGCGGTCATCGCCGCGTCCGCTCCCGGGGTGAAGTCGAGGGACGACACCAGCGACTGGGCCTCCACCGGCTCGTTGCACGTCGGGTTGGTGATCTGGCAGGCCAGGGTGGCGTTGCGCGGGACGGGCGCCGGGGCGGCGCCCGCCGGCCCGGCCGTCAGGGCGATGATCAGGCCGACCGGCGCGAAGATCGCGCAGAAGATCAGGAACATGCGGTGCTTGGACAAGGCTTTCCCCTCCGTTGTGACCCCGGGACCTGGCGGCCCCCGCGACGGTGACGCCCGCCGCGGGTCTAGGGATTACACGACCCGGGTAACGAACAGGTAACTCCTGCTTATGGCGGCGGCTCCCGCCGGCCGCCATCGCGGAGGACATCCCGCCGTAATCGGTCATCAGGTTCGCGTAGACGCTGTACTGCAGGGTGATGAAGATCCCCACGGTCTCCCAGAACGACCGGTGCCAGAAGAACAGCCAGGCGACGACCGGGAAGTTGGCCAGCCAGTAGATGACGCCCCAGCGGTGGATGGAGAACTGGATGTCAGGGTCGGACTCCAGCCTCCGCACCGCCTCGGAGACCCGCTCCCGGGTGGGCATGAAGGGCCGCAGCATCCGCCACCCGGCGTAGATCAGGACGGCGGCGGCCACGGCGAGGACCCAGTAGGCGGGGTCCTGGTATCCCCAGGCGTCGGTGACCACCGCGGCGGTCAGCAGGCCCATCAGCAGGTAGCGCAGCACCCCGGTGAGCATGGATCGTCTCCCGCGCCCGCATGCGGGGAGCGGACGAGGGCGATGCTACTCCGCGGGGGTGTCGGGGATCTGTCCCCTGGCCGCGATCTGGGCGACCTCGGCCTTGATCTGCTCGAACAGCCTCCGGTTGCGCGGGGTGTCGGCCACGTCGGCGGGGAACGGCCTGCCGTCGATCGCGGCGCGGTTCAGCGCCAGCGCCACCTCTCCCCGTCCGGTCAGCATTCTCCCCTCCGTTAGCGTCAACAAGCGCCGGCCTGGCGGGCTATTCCTCCTCGCGCTTGGCCAGGAACCGCTGCCAGGCCCGCGGGTCGGCCACCTGCCAGGTGCCGCCCAGCTCCTTGCGGCCGACCAGGACGGGCCGCTCGCCGTTGTTGTCCCACAGCTCGGCGGCGTCCAGGTCGTCGTTCTCGATCAGCCGGGCGAACACGTCAGACACCGCGGCGTGCAGCTCCCGGGCCACGGTGGGCGACACGTCGCGCCCGGTCTGCTCGGCCCGCTTCCCGGCCCGGCGGATCGCCTCCTCGGTGTCAATGGTCATGTACTTGCCGACCACCAGGTGGCCGGACTTGCGGGCCGAGTCGATCTTGTTCTTCATCTTCTCGTAGGTGCCGTCCCCGGTGCCGTCGAGCGTGAAGCTGTAGCCGTTGCGGGCGGCCTCGGACATCACCCGCTTGGACAGCAGCGAGGATTCCTCATGCACGTGGGCAGAGGCCCGGCGGTCACGGGCGGCCTTGAGCGGCCCGTACTCGGGGATCTCGTTCTTGATCTCGTCGGGGTCGATGTGGACGCCGGGCTGGGTTCCGCGCGGCCACCGGGTGGACTTGCCGGCGGCGGTGCCGCCGCCGAGGAACACCGCGACCGGGTGCTCCTCGCGCTGGTGCCCGGCCAGGTGCCCGGCCACGATCTGGTCGTGCAGCGCCTGCCGGGCGGGGTCCAGCTTCCCGCCGCGGGTGTGGTCGGACAGCGAGTCACGGAACCCCGGCTGGCCGGGCCCGACCGGTATCCAGCCGTGCCGGTAGGTGTACGGGGTACCGGGGATGTGGTGCCCGCGGGCGGCGGCCAGCTCGGCGGCCAGCCCGGCACCGCGGCGGTAGCGCGGGTCGGCCACCTCGCCGGCCTTGCGGTAGGGCATCCCGATCTCGCTCATGAACCGCGCGGCCAGCGGCATGAGCTGATCGAGGGGGACGCTGGCGCGGGCGACCGCCACGCCGGGCTTCGGGCCGCCCTCGGAGTCGGCCAGCATCTTGGCCGCCCAGGTCTGGGTGCCGTCGAGCACGTACCCGTCCGAGGACACGAAGACGGGCTTCCAGTCGGGGTCGCGCTTGCCGGACTTCACCTCGTCGGCCAGCCCGCGGACGGTCGTGAAGGACCCGGTAGCCTTGACCGGGCGCAGCCCGGCGGGGTCGGCCCGGGTGTGGGTGACGGTGACGCCGCGGCGGGCCAGCCAGCCCTCGAACCGCGGGATGACCTCGGCCGGCCCGTGGTAGGTGCCGTTGATCGTCCCCGAGAGCTGCGGCACCTCCTCCCGCGGCAGGTCCAGCGAGCCGTGGTAATGCACGGTGTCGCCCTCGGTGTGCCAGGGCAGGCCGCCGCTGACCCACTTCCCGTCCGGGCCGCGCGGCTGGTCCGGGTTGAAGTGCGCCAGCTCGGCAGCCAGGCCGGCGTCCTCGCGGATCAGCTTGACGCACATCCGGCTGGCGTCCGCGATCTCCTGCTGCTCGGCCCCGGCGGCCTGGTCGTACATGGCGCCGATCCGCCCGGCGATCTCCCGGGCCCGCGACGGGTCCTCGAACGCCTGCTCCAGCAGCGCGTAGGCCGCCGCGCCGCCTGCGGTCCGGGTGAGCGTCATGACGCCACCCTGCCGCCGGTCAGTTGCCCCCAGGACGGGGGCTCGTACGGCTTCCCGCCCTCGAACCAGCCGGGCGGGCTGGTCCTCGCCTGCTCCCGCAGCCAGGAGACCGCGGCGTCATAGGCATCCCCGGCGGCTTCGTGCTGCCGCCAGGTGCTGCGGATCTGGTGCTCCAGCCTCCCCTGCACGATGTCGGAATAGCCCGGCACGGGCCGGACGCCGCCCTGCTTGCCCGCCTCGGCCCGCAGCACCTGGCCGGCCATGACCCAGGCCTTGCCGCCCGGCCCCCGCCGGTTGATCTCGTCGGCTAGCCCGGCCGCCCGGGCGCGGCCGGGCGTGCCGGGCTCCAGGTCGTGATGGCCCTCGGCCTCCGCGATGCGGGACACCCACTGGTTGGCGGCGTACGTCTGCCCGTAGTAGACACCCCAGCCGGTGCCGCTGTTGATCGCGTCGGTGCCGGCGTGCTTCTCGGCCATCTCGCGGAAGGTGTACGGCCGGAACTCGGGCACGTCCCTGATGATCTCGAAGGCGCGGACGGACTGCGCCCGCGCCCACTTGCGGGTCTCCGGGTAGCGGAGCAGATCCTGCAGCGGGTCATGGGCCGTCCCGGTGATGTACTCGCGCAGCGAGCCGGGACGGTGCTTGAGATCCTCGATCATCTCCCCCAGCCGGTCGGCCTGGGCCTGCTTCTCGGGGTTGTCGCTGGTGACCAGCTTCGCCCACTGCCGCTGCAGGTCACCGGCCAGCGCCGAGACCCTGCGGCTGTAGCCCGGATTCGGCACCAGGTTACCCAGCTCGTCCTGGGCCGAGGTGAACGTCGGCCGCCCGCCGATGCCGATCTTGTCGAAGTACTCGGCGGCGTGGTGGGTGGTGCCCAGCTCGGTGAAGCCCTCCTCGATGTCGGCGGTGTCCGGGTCCTGGTAGGCATCCTCGTGGTCCTTGTAGTCCTCGCCCTCGGGCACCACCGAGTGGATCAGCTCGTGCAGCACCACGGCGTGCGGCGAGACGGCCTTGCCGGACGGGTCGTCCACGGCCCTGGCGACGGCCGGGCTCAGGCCGATGTCGCCGCGCCAGGTGATCTCCCCGGACACGCCCTTGTAGGCCGGGTCGCCCTCCTTCCACTGGTAGGACCGGCCGGTCCAGCCGCTGTGCCCGCCGCCGAGCATCCGCACGACCTCAGGGGCGCCCCGGCGGGCCTCCTTGCTGCCCGGCCCGCCGGGCGGCGGGTGATGCAGCGTGGCGCCGATGCTGCGGGCCACCGACTCGCCGGCCCGCGCCCACTCACCCCGGACATTGCGCGGTTCGAGGGGGTCGAACGCTAGCTCGGCGGACAGGCCCGACCGCACCCGGTGAACCTTGTGGAGTTCGGCCGCCAGGCTCACCGGCCTGCGGGCCACCCGGAACGGCTGGCCGGTCGGCTTGTAGCCGAACTTCGCGTACCAGGCGCGGAGCTGGCCGCTGGTCATCGGGTGCCGGGCCTGCACGCCTTCCAGCGGGTGGACCTCGCCCTCGATCGTGACACCCAGCCGGTCGGCATCGGCGTGCATCTTGCGCAGCACCTCGCCGGCATCCCCGGGCCTGCTGCCCGGCCCGGCGACCAGCCGCTCTGCGAACGCCGTCCGGGGCCCGGTGTCGTGCAGCTCCGCGAACGCGCCGCCGTGGGAGTACCGGGACTTCATGCCGGTCGGGGCGAACTCGCCGTGAGCGCCGCGCGGGTGCAGCAGGGCGTCCCAGAAGGCCAGCTCGATCATCGGCCCGAGGCCGGCCAGGGCGGGCTCGGAGATCCCGGGCACGGTGGGGATGCCGTGCCGGGCGGCGTGGTCCATCCAGGCGGCCCAGGCGTTGCGGGTCATCGTGGCCCGGCCCTTGGACAGCGCCTTCCCGCCGGACCCGGACGCCTCGTTGTGCGCCTTCTGGACCAGCCAGGTGATCGCCTGCAGCTCGTAGGGGGACATCAGCTTCCCCTCGCGGGCGCTGATCTCGGCGGCTGCCCGGCGGTAGGCGTCGGCCACGTACTCGTGGTAGCGGGAGTCGCCGTTGACCTTGGCGTAGAGCCTGCCGTCCGGGCCGCCGCCCTTCTCGGGCTCGATCTGGCGGCCGACCGCCACGCTCAGCGCGTGCCGGTCGATCACCACGTGGCCGTAGGGGTCGGACGGGTCGTCGCCGCCGCGGGCCAGCAGCCGGGCGAAGCTGTGCGTCTTGGAGGTCTTCATCAGCTCGGTGATGCCGGCGCCGTCGATCGCGGCCTGGGCTTTCTTCTGCTGCGCCCCGCTGATCATCATGCCCTCGCCGGGGCCGAGCGCCCGCCCGCGCTCGCCGGACCGGGCGGCCTGCAGCATGTTGGCCGGCCAGGACTTCTGCGGGCTGTAGGTGGACAGCAGGATCGCGCCCTCCTCGGCGTTGCCCTGGCCGATCCACCCGGCCAGCTTGTGCATCTGCGGGTACCAGGCCCGGCCATCCTCGACCGCTCCCGGGATGGCCTTAGCCGCCTCGTAGGCCTTGATGATGTTGGCGGGGTCAGGCTTGTCCCCCCTCCAGACCGGGTCGTCGGCCGGGTCGGCGTAGGCGGCGTTCTTCGGCACGCCCCGGGTCAGCCGGGCGTGATCGGGCACCACGTACCGGTGAATCCCCTGGCCGGGGCTGTCCCCCGGGGTCTTCGCCCACTCGCCGCGCTTGTTGCGCAGCTCGTGCATCCACGCCAGGCCGGTCAGCTCGATGACGGACTGGTCATCTTCCCAGGCCAGGCCCGGCCCGAGCAGCTCCGCGAGCGAGATCACAGCGACCGGAGCTGCGCCAGGTCGGCCTTGAGCGTGGCCTGCAGCGCGGCAATCTTGGCGTGGATCGTGGCCGGGCTCATCCGCTTGGCGCCCGCGCCCTTCCTGCGCGGGGTGGAACCGGCGCTCTTGGCCGCGGCGGCCCGCCTGGCCGCGGCGGCGGCCTGCTGCGGGGTCTGCGCCCTGGTGGCTCCCTTGGCCTTCTTCGCGCCGCGGGGCTTGGGCAGCATCGCCTGCAGCGCGGCGATCTGGGCCCGGATGCCGGCGATCTTCTTCAGCAACGCCCGCTTCTGGGCCTTGTCCTTGCCGGCCTCCTGCTTCTGCCGGGCCTGCCCGGACTGCTGCTGGGTGGTGAACTGGCCGCCCGCAGGCGAGCCCGGCGGGGCGTGATAGGGGTTGAACAGCTCGACCGGCTCGCAGGCCAGCTCGATCAGCGTGTCGGCGACCTCCCACGCGCTGACCGCGTGGGACTTCGCGCGGGCCTGACGCTGCAGCTCCCCGGCCTCGGCCCGGCCGGCGGCGGCGCGGACCTCCGGATGCACGTGGCCGCCGCCGCGTGCCCAGCGGCGGATGGCCCCGCGGGCGATGGCGTAAGCCTTGCCCGGCGGCATGCCACGCTTCTCGATGAGCGCCTTGACTATTTGCTGATAATAAGCGGTATGCCCCATTCCGCGGACATCATAGAGACCAGGCCCGCCCGGACGCCCCCTAGGTGCCGGCGTCCGCTCCAGCGCCGCTGTCCTCGCGGATAGCTCCAGTGAGCCAGGACCAGCTAGCCCCTGACCAGATGCTGTAGATCGTCTGAACGTGGACGCCGTGCTCCCGTGCGAGTGCGGTCGTACCGCCGAGCCCGCGCCTGCCCCAGATGTCGATGACCTGGGACTCAGAGAGCCGAGCGTAGCTGTTACGCTCGCCCGGCCTGTTCCCCGTGCCATCGTAGAGGTAGTGGCAGGAAACGCAGCGAGGTTGGTAGTCCTCCGAGTCTTCGCCGTCCCGGCCATGGATGAGTGACCAGTGCCGGGCACCGCCGCCGCAATCCGCGCAAGCATGATCGCGCGCCGGTCCGCGACGGTAGCGGACCCGGAGGTGGCGGGCGTTGTAGCTGGTCGAGAGCATGTACTTACAGGATATGTGGCGGTCCGGGCGCTCATGTCGATCATGGGATTCGCGTACCCGACCAGGTTGCCCTTGGACGGCCGGTATTGTCCCGGGTGCTGGGCGCCGGGGGTGATCGAGCTGGTTGCCGCCCGCGGGTAGAGCCGGCCGCCGAGCGGCGGGCGGCTGGCGGCCTCGCGCACGCCCCGGGCCATCTCGTCCAGGTCAGCCAGGTGGGCACCCTGCTCGAAGTTGGCGTCATGCCAGCGGGCGCCGCCGATGTGCCGCAGCGCCACGGGAAAGTCCCGGCGGACCATCGCCCGGGTGGCCATCTTCAGCAGCCGCTTCGAGTCCGGGTGGTGGAGCTGGGTGTCGGCGTAGCGGTCCATGAACCGGGCGTGGTGGAAGCTGCCCGCCCCGTGCACCCCGGCGATCCTGGCGATGCTGACCGACGGGGCCCCGGTGTGCGCCCACCGGCCGTGCGCGCCGCGCGGCTGGCCGGGGTTGAACAGCTCGATGGCCGGGGAGTCCCCGGCCGCCTGGACCGGGGCGCCGCCCATGATCGCGCTGGAGAACCGGTCGAGCAGGCTGACGTGGCCGCGCGCCCGCTTGCGCTGGGCCGCCTCAAAGCGGGCCTGGGCGGGCTCGGGGTTGAACACGTGGGTCACCTTCACCGGCCGGCCGGACGGCATCGGGCGGATCGTGCCGAGGTCGTGATGGTAGAACCCGCGGACCTGGGACCCGTCGCGGGTACGGCCGGTGACGACCTGCCCGTGCAGGACGCGGTTGGCCCGGTCGGAGGACTTGATCCACTCGCCGTGCGCGCCGCGGGGCTCGGACGGGTCCCAGGCCAGCAGCAGCGCGGCGGCGTCGGAGGCGAACGCCGCGGCCTTGAGCATCTGCGGGCTGAACCGCTGGGCCACCAGCATCGCCTGGCCGTGCCCCCGGCCCCGCTTGCGCAGCTTGTCGTAGACCGCCCGCTGGCTCTTGGTCAGGGTGGCCCGGTCCTCCTTGACGCTCTTGATCTTCACCCCGCCGCCGAGCATCTGCGCGAACGACCCGGCCTCGCCCTTGCTGATCTTCTTCCCGAAGATCACCCTGTTGAACGACGCCTGGCCGGGGCTCACGTAGGGCGCGGCCCGGCCCTTGCCGCCCTGACCGCGCAGCACCTCGGCCAGGCCGCCGCCGCCGCCGGCCCACCGGCCGCCCGTGTCCCGCCGCTCGGTCATCCAGGCGGCTTTCAGCTCGACCGCGTTGGACAGCCGCGCCTCGGCGGCGCGCATCTTCGAGGACGGGATCGGCCCGGGGTCGGGCTTCTGGCCGGTCACGTCCGGCTGGCCGGGCTTCGGCCCGGCCCGGCGCTGCGGCGGGGCCGGCGGCGCCGGGGCCGGCGTCGGCGCGGGGGCCTGCTGCGGCCCGTCACTGGCGCCGCCGGACCGGGTCACCGAGCCCGGCGGGGCGGCCTTCGCGGCTGCCGCCTCCCTGAGCCGGCTGTTGCGGCCCTGGGCGTCCTCGATGTCCTGCACGTGCAGCCGGTGCCGGTTCACCGCGTGCATGTGCTGCTTCGCGGTGGCGTGGCCCTCATCGTCCAGGATGCCGTGCCGCATCAGGTTGCGCGGGGTGAGCACCTCCATCGCCGCGTCGAGGTGCCGCTTGGCCCCGTCGGCGGACCCGTGCTCCAGCACCCGGGCGGCGTCCCGCACGTGATCGCCGGCCACGGTCTCCGGGTGGTCCCGGTCCAGGTCGGCCGCCGTGCGGCGCATCTGGCGGGCGGCAGCCGCCCGCATCGGGGTGAGCGCAACCGGCCTGGCCACTCCCGCCTCCCGTGCTTCATCACCGAGCTAGGCGGGGAACCAGCTCCTGATCCAGTCCAGTATGGCCCTGGAGGCCCGGGTCAGAAAGAAGGGGCGGCGCCGGTATCGGTAGCCGTGGCGTCGGGAGGCGTGGCCGCGGCGGCAGCATCGGCGGGCGCCGGGGCCGGGCCGGGGTCGGGCACCGGGTCGGCCAGCGGGGCGGCCGGGGCCTGCGGCACGACGGCCTGCAGGGTCGAGTCGGCCGCCTGCAGCGAGGTCAGCGAGGCCGACAGCCCGGAGGTGTCGATCGTGCCCTCGTGGGCGGTGATCCACGCCTGCAGCGAGGAGCTGGCCGCAGTCACGTGATCGGCCACGGCGCTGACGGCGGTAGCCACGTCGTTGATCGTCGCCTGCTCGGATGCCATGTCGGTCATGATCTTCCCCTGGTTCTCGATGATCGTGTTCAGCGAGGTGGTGATCTGGGCAAGCTGGGCCTGGATAGCCGTCGGCAGCATGTCGTCGGCCGTCACCAGCGCGGGCGGGCTGACGGACAGGTCAATGAACAGGTACTGCGGGCCTGCGGGTGCCGGTGCTGCCACGGCGCCACACGCTAGCAGCATCGACCAGGCCGCCGCTAGGGAACGGGCTGCCCGGCAGGCACCGGCAGTTATGTACGATGATGCTATTGGCGATGTACCATCCGGCGGATGTCTGCAGGTTGTAAACGGGGGCCGAGTCGTGGAAGCGATGAGCGTGAACGATCTTGTCAAGCGTTACCAGGCCGGCGAGTCGGTGAATGCGCTCGCCAAGGCGAGCGGGCGCAGCCGGGGCCGGGTGACCCGCGTCCTGCTGCACGCCGGCGTCCGGCTCAGGGGCAACACCGAAGCCAACCGGGTCATGGCCTCCCGCAGGACCCCCGAGCAGAACGCGCGCAATACCAAGGCCGCCCACGCCGCCGTGCGCGGCCGGAAGCAGTCCGCCGAGCACCGGGCGAAGATCGCCAGGAGTCGGCAGGGCAGACCGACCGGCAGCGCCGGGGAATTGCTCTACGCCACCTGGCTGGCCGACCTCGGCCCAGTCCACCAGTTCGCGGTAGGACCGTACAACTGCGACCTGATGTTCGATCCCGTCGCCGTGGAAATCTACGGCGGACACTGGCACGGCAGCGGGCGTCACGCAGCCCGTGCCCCCGGCCGCAACCGGTACATCCTCGATCAGGGCTACAACCTCGTGATCGTCTGGGTCACCGGCCGCAGCGGCGGCGCCCGGATCGAGAGCGCGGACTACATACGAGCCTTCATCGAGCAGTCCCGCCGCGACCCATCCCTGCGCGGTCAGTACCGGGTGGTTTGGGGTTACGGCCAGCCGGTGCCCGTCAACGGTGACGATCTCGATGAACTCACCCGAGTACCACCGGG